TGGAGTAATTGCTTCATAATTGCTGTAGGGTCTTCTCGCTAACCAAGCGCCCTAGTTTAACGACTTGGGACGGTCACCTCGTTGGAGGCGTCAGTTTCGCTGACTAGCGTCCTAGTTTTAGGACATGGTACGGTCCACAGTTTTATAACGTGTATGGTTAGTGCAGGCGGGAAAATCTGTTGCCTCGCGAAGCAAAGTAGTTCATTCCGGCTTGCGCCATTCCTGCTGCTACAGATGCTGCTCCACGTTTCACTTGAGGGGGGGCTGTATCCCAGGCATGAGATGCCTGGTCAAGCCCCCTGAGAACCGAGGAAAAGGTGTCAGATGGTCCAATGTCGACCTTGTCTGGCTGGGTCAATCCCTCTGTGGGGTTCGGAACCCATTCCAATCCAAGATATTGTTCGAGAATTAGAGGGGTTTCATTCGCTCCTTGAGAGAGACCTCGCCACGCAATCACTATCGCCTCTGGGGCGAGATTGTGTGCTTCAGGGGTCGGGAGGGTGGTGCCTACGGGTTGGATTCCAATCTTGAACGCGGAACCAGTCGAAATGTTTGAATTTTGGACTGGCGACTGGATCAACGTATGGGATGACTGGCTGGGGCGCCAACGAACCTCATGTCCGTCTAGACTCAACCTATCGACTCGCTGGGCGAGTTGGAAAAGTTGGTCGACGTCAATAGGTACGTCGTTGCCCACGCCTGCTGAGATGCCAAGTAGTTGGGAAATGGTCAGTCCGGTGACGACTGCCACTTCTCCTTCTGTCGCATCCATTCTTCCAGTGTAGCGCAACTTCATACACGCTGTGAGCGTGCGTTGAGAAGCGCAGACGGAAGACTGGGTGAATTGGTCTCCAGCAACGGAGATTGTTTCTGCGGTAGTCCCAGCGGCGGCTGTCACATGCCCGTAAGGGTTAGCAACAGTGTTCACTGGGTTGGTTGAAGCCAAAGCAGCTTCCCACAAGAAACAGGAAGCCCCGTTTGCGTTTGCTCCAGGGTTGGTGCTGCCTTGGCCCATCTGGGGGAACCAGGCGGCGTAGCCAGCACCGAGAGCGGTGAACGAACGGGTTTTCTTGTACTTGGTAGGGAAACCGACAATGTCACCGTATAGGCCATGTGCTAGAGGAGCCGAGCAAGGCTCCTTAATCATCATGGCTAAAGCGGACAATGGCCTGTTCTTGTTCTTCCGGTTGCGTTTCTTTTTGGGTTTCGCAGCCTTCTGTCCTTGAACGGGCTTCGGCATATTGATCACAATGGTTGGGGTTTTGGATTTCGGGGGCATGTTAAAATTCGACCGAGTTATTAGTCTAGTTTTGCCCGCCCACCCTCCTCGCGAAGCGCGTAAACGCGCTCCGCGCATGAAATGAATTTGGCCAACCACGGCGAATTCTTGAGATCGTAGGCGAACTGGTGCATAAGCTCTCGAGTCATGGTTTTCTGCTCGATTAATTTGTATAATGACTTCGTTCCGTCAACCGGGTAAGCACCTTGTTTAGTAAACATGTGCGAACAGAATTCGAAAGAGTCAGTTCTCTCTTCATACATTTTGAGCTTATGCCCCAGTTTTGCATACTTCTCATGAGCTCCGTTGACATGCTCTTCAACACAATCGTCTCCCATGGCAAACGCCCATCGGGCGCCGGCGAGGGAAGCTATCCAAACCCGTATTCTCGAGTTCGTTGAGCTTGTGTTGTATGAGCCAGAAAGTTGGATGCCAGGCCACGTGGGCGTGACGAGCGTGCCGCACGGCATCGTCAACATCGAATGAACAAAGCAAAACGCTCTGTTTCGAAGGATACGTGCCGCGGAGCCGCTCATTCCGCCTAAAAGAATCCGTGCCTCGGCATCGAGGCAGATTTCCCATGGCTGGACTGACCAGTCAAAACCGATGACGTCCGCTTCCGCGAGCGTCGTGCCGTATTTCTGAGTGAAGTTCATAGCACGCGAATAAATATTCGCCAAGCTATCATCGTCTGTTAAACTCAGTCCCGACATGGACGGGATAGTCCACCAGTTCTCTATTTCTGTTTTGTTTTGGGAGCCGCAGAGAAGCCTCTCAACGAGTTGGTCTATGAGGGAGACGCCGAAGATCAGGCGCCACCGCTTCTGCTGGACTTTCTTAGTGGAGTGGGGTTCATCTTTGACAAACACACGGGTGGGGTCACAATAGGACTCCCAGACGAGTTGTTCTGGACTTACATGCTTTAGGTCTCCCTTATTTAAAAGGTCTAACCGCTGAAGCGTGAGGTCTATAATAAACTGTCTATTCCTGTTTATGAACGCTTTGTTGTCGTCACCCATGTTCGCGTATGGAACACCGGGTTTCGATGAAAGCTTTATGTTATAGTCTAAAATAAATTCTATGCGTGATGTAATCGTTTCATAGTCCAAGCCCTCCCCTGAAAATCCAGAGGGGGGCTTTGACCGCGGGTATAGAAGAAGTGTTTTCCGGAGGAGTTCGTCCTGCTCTAATTGAGAGGGGACGCTTCCTTGGGTTCTGCGGGAGGCTTGGCTTGTGAGACTTTCCCAGGCTGCTCTTGTGTCGAGCTTGGGTTTGTGCCAGTTTTTGAGGCCTTCGACGCTCTCTTCCTCATCCTCTTTCCTTTCCTTTTCAGCTTTTGTTGCGTGATTTTCGCTTCTAGTTCTTGGAGAGTGGCTTGGGATGCCTGTAGTTGTTCCGCGAGCGACGATGCTCCCGGCACTTGTAACTGTGTGTACAGCTGTAAAGAATCGGAAGCCTGCTTGATTTGAGCGAGCATGCCATGCAGGACTTGCATGTCCGGGGACTGCAAGTTTGTACTCGGCTTCTCGCCAACCTTCAGGGAGGTCGGGGGAACTTCTTCCCGTTTGATTACTGCCACCCTCGATCCAACGAGGGACTCGCGAAAATCCGGCGCTGTAGGAGGTGGCGTGGTTGGTGTTTTGCCTGGAAGGCTGGACTCCGCATGCTTGGCTTCCTCGTCAAATCCATCCAAGTAATCTTGGTCGTCTTGATCAAAGAAGCGCTCGTCCTCGCTTGAATCCGCATCAGCCCAGCTCTTGCCCACAATCATGGAGGCTCCGCCGCGGCTCTTGTCGAGCATAACGCTCTTGTCGTGTGAGACATAGAATCTGCGCTCTTTCTTGGTTTCTAGCATGGTTAGCATGTCCTGTCGTGCCGAGTTGACTCGTTCCTCGAACTCTTGAAGAGCGTAAGGATCCACGCCTTCTTCCGTGGTGGAAGACTCGCGTTTGAAGTCGGTCAATAGGGTTGTCGTGGCTGTGCCGCTGTTCATCATCCTGTGTGGATGCGCGCCAGTGTGTATACCTACTACTCTGCCATTGTTGAAAATGGGAGAGCCGCTAGTTCCACTCGCTGTCGAAGCAGTGTGTTCCAGAGTGAAACCCGGTAAGACCTTCTCGATTCGACCAGACGCTTTCGTCCAGTGACTCATAGGGTCGGGGGCAAACACCTCGATAGGTGCGCCTGCCCGGGGCGTTTTACCAGGTACAGATGTCTTCAAACCGAGCGCACTCCAGAGATCGGGGTGCAAAATCATACTGATAAGATCAGCGTGCTGAGCGGGAGAGTAGTGGGCAAAGACGATGTCCCGTGGGAGACGAAAGTCTTTCACACATTTCTCTCGATCACGCCAGACGCGAAGGTAAACCGGCTTCGGTTTCCCTTGTTCATCTTTGGTATCGTGTAATTGTTTGAATACATGGGCGGCTGTGAAGAGGAAATGGTCACTTTTCCCTAGCCTCATTTTGAATGCCGTTCCATATACGCAGTTTCTCAGGTTGGGCGATCCTTGTTCACCGTTGTGGATTATGGCGCAGGACCTTGGAAAGTCTGCTACCACTTCCACGTAGGAATTGGGGATTGCCATTTCTTTGACTTGGCCAGCCCCCACCTTCATGGAGGCTGTTTGCATCGGGAGTAGAACTCGTTCCATAGCGATGTTGGCCACACCGATTTGATCGAGCCGGATTTTCCACGGATGCGGGTCCTGCTCTGTACCAGGGGACAGAACGTAGTAACCGTATTCATCCTTCGCAATAGTGGCTGACACTTCTCGGGTGACGAGGTTCACTACAACGCTTGAATTGGCGATCCTCCAACGGCTAACGTACGAGCAAATCGCAATCCACATGGTGGTGTACACAACCAGCAGGGCGTAAAAGCCGACAAGCTGGAAGATAACTGCAATTTTCTGTACGTGCGTGACTTGCGTGTTTTCCAATTGCAGTTGTTCTGGGTCAGTGGAGGTCTCGGATGGAAACACATACACTATCAGATCTTTCACAACACGCTCCAATGGGAAAGTGTTTTGAATAACGCTGCTCTTGAAGAACTGAAGTTCTAGGAAGATTGTCACGTGCACCACAAGCACCAATCCTGAAAAGGCGTAGGGGCTCGTGATGGCTTTCAAGGCTTCAATGCACAAATAGGTCGTAAGTCTGTATACCAATCCAACGAGCGCAAACAATTGCTTGAATGGTCGAATAATCGGTTCCAGGAAATAAGGTTCTTCTTCGTAAATCATTTTGAATTAGAACGGTTAAGTGTTAAAGAAATCTTGGGTTTCTCTTGTCTTGGCTTGAAATATCTGAGATAGTAAAAGTTTAGAACTTGAGAGCGGTGCCTTGAATTAAAT